GAACAGAAGGTGCAGATGTTGACCATGGCGCTCTGATTGAATCAGCACTAGGAGCTACTCGGTCGATTTCAACAACTACAACATCAAAGAACGCTTCCCACACATCGACAGTAATTGGGATTGAGGACGCTGATATCTCGAAGTTCAACGTTGGGGATATCGTTTTAGTAAAAGAAAGCGGAGCACACGAAGTGCGTCCTATCTCTGCAATCTCAACTGGTAGCGGTACAGCTACTATCACATTCCCGTTTGCTTTGGATGAGGGCGCTCCCGCAAATAGCGTTGTCATCTCAAAAGCTAAAATGTGGTACACGGCAAATTCTGGGCATCCAGCGGTTTCATTAGCTGCTTTCTGGGGTAACGAAATCGAAGAAAGAGCGATCGGTTGTAAGGTTTCTCAGATGGGTTTAGAGGGCTTCGAGGTTGGCCAAGTACCAAAGCTAAACTTCTCGCTAAGTGGTTTAAGCTATTACCACGGAAACGGCTCGGCAGCGCATACGCCAAGCTACGATAGTGGCGTTCCTCCTATCGTACTAGGAGCATGTGTGTGGCGCGCTGGAACTAAAATCCAAGTACCTTCATTCTCATTCTCTGTGGCTAATACGCTTGCAGCATTGAAAGCTACCTGCAACGCGGACGGTAAGGTTAGCCAGCGCGTTTCAAACCGAGAAATCACAGGCACTATCAGCCCGTACAAAGATGATACAACGTTTGGATACTACACAGACTGGAATGCGGGCACAGAGTTTTCTTTGTTTGCCTACGCATACGTACCGTCTAGCACCTCAGGTGAAATCACCATGGGCTCTGTCGTAGCATTCTGGATGCCTCAATGCGTTGCGACTTCTTTCAAAGTTTCTGATGTTGACGGCATCTTGGTTGACGAACTTTCATTCAAAGCAACCCGCGGAAGCGCAGGGGATTCAGAAGAATTGTACATGGCAGTTATATGATAATTTATCGACCTACAGACAAAATCGAATTGAAAGTCGGAGAGGTGACACTAATCATCTCTCCGCTTTCTAGAGCCCAAAGAGTAAAGCTCCTTTCTTTAATGGATGAAAGCGGTAAGGACGGCGTATCCAAAAAAGCGAATCTTGAGCTTACTCATGAAACAATTCGCATGTCTGTTAAGGCGATGTCTGCACCGGGTTACAAAACATCGGACGACAAGGATATTGAGCTACAGCTAAATGAATTAAATGAGCTTACCGAGGATAGCCTCGAACTTGTGTTAGCCGTTTTGAGCACACAACAACTCGCAACAATCGCAGGCGCGTTGCTCACAGAAACCCTAAAGAAATGGAATATTCCGGGGGTAGAGGTCAAGGGACTCGTAAAGCAAGTAAGTAGCTCGCAGGAAAAAAAAGCCTAAATCTACCGATAGGCGTTCTATATCTGTTTCTTAAGATAAGAGAGCTATCGGAGATTACCCCGAGGGAAGAAATAGAACTTCGGGTTACGTTAGAGGCTATAAGCGCTGAACAGTTTCAGTGCGCTAGGTGCCTAAGCCAGTATAGCGGTAGGCCGGATGAGGAGAGGTTACTTGCAACGCAACTCAAAACAAAAGCGTGTGAAGTCCCAAGCGACAAACCGCTATTTCGCGTTTCTGATGCGAGCGGTGAAATTCTCTTTAATCGCTGTCCTGGCAATTACGTGCGTTCTTATTTTTTGGCTCTTATTGCTGCCCATGATGCTTTTGAGCGTGGTGTCACATATCAGCCGGGGAGCTACGGCGAGCAATCAGAAAAACTCATGCAGTGCTTCGATGCGATCGGACGATGGAAAGCCGAACGCGCCCGTGCTGCCTCTGAGGCCGCTGCGAAAAAAGCCAGAGGTAGTAAACTAAATGGCAGATAAGATAGTCATTGATATTAGTGTTGAGGGTGATGCGGAAGCGCGCCTTAGGAAAATCGGTGACGCCGCTGAAAAAGCTACCGAAGGCGTTAAGAAGGGCTTTTCTGATTCCGGTCGAATCTTTGATAACTTTGTAGCAAACCTCGCAAGTAGTGCGGTTACTTCCGCTTTTAATACTCTTTCTAGTGCGATATCTAGCGTTGCTGGGTTCTTAAAAGAAAGCGCGCACGAGGCAGCTGAGGCAGAACAGAACTACAACAACCTAAAGATAGCCCTAAGAACCGCTGGGGTTGTTTCGGAAACCGCGGCTCACCAATTCGATGAGTTTGCCAAATCAATCCAACTCACCACAAAGTATTCCGACGACGCCGTACTAAATGCCGGTGCATTAATTCAGCAACTTGGAAAGCTATCAGAGGAGGGTTTGGAGGAGGCCACAAAAGCAGCGGTTGATTTATCCGCAGCGCTTGGGATTGATTTGGAAACCGCAGCTAGAATGGTCGGTAAAGCCGCCAATGGTGAAGTCGCCACATTCACTAGATGGGGAATATCGATAAAGGAAGGCAAAGACATAGCCGAGACCTTCGCAAACACCTTAGATACCTTAAATTCAAAGTTTGGCGGAACCGCCGCTGCGCAGGTAAAGACGTTTGCAGGCGCGCAAGAGCTACTCAATAACCAATACAGCGAGCTAAAAGAATCAATCGGTAATGTTATTATACAGAACCCAGCACTAATTAAACTAACAGAGGGTTTGGCTACAGCGTTTGTAAATTTAACCAATTGGGTTACACAAAACAAACAAGCGCTAACTAATCTTATTTCTGGTGCGCTTATCTTTGTAGTAGATGGAATAGCACTCACTATCCAGTCAGTGCAGATTCTAACGCTTGGTTTCCTAAAGTTAACGGAAGTCTATTTAACTACCCAGCGGGCAATCGGTAGCATTGCTCAATACGTACCTGGAGTCATTGGGCAAACAGCCAAACTAACTAACGCTGTAGCCGATGCGATGTTGCCAAAGATTCGCGCCGCTATGGAAGGTATAGCGGGTCCGGTTGAAAACTTAAGGCAAGGGCTAGTTAATGTTTCAAACTCAATGGCTGAAGCGTCTAGGGCGCAAGAATCCGCGGCTGTTAGAGCTACGCAAGCCTCTATTCAATCGGTTGACGCCGTTATTTCTAAGCAAGGCGAACTCACTGAGGCGCAGGCTAAAAAAGCCGAGGAAGACAGGCAAAAGAAGTCGCAAGAAATAATGGACGAAATAGCGATGGAGCAACAAAAAAATCAGATGCTCGCCGCTGAGGACCAGTACGCAAACGCTGAGGAGATTAGTCGCAGACAAGAAACGATAGCTAAGCTCATGGAATCTGAGGAGCTGTCTAGCAAACAAAAGCAGGACATTAAAAAGAAAGAAGTCGATTTCGCTAGACAGCTAGACGAAAAGCGAAAGGCAGACCAGTTGGCAACACTCAACTACATATCTAGTTTGCAACAAGCTAAATCAAAAGAGTTACAAGTAATAGGTAAGGCAGCTGCGATGACCACAGCCACTATCGACGGTATAGTGGCAGTTCAAAAAGCTCTTAGCGCATTTCCTCCTCCTTTCAACTTTATTGCAGCGGGTCTTGTGGGCACTGCTACAGCTGCAAACGTGGCTAGAATTGCAGGGGTTGAACTTGCTACAGGTATTACAGAAGTTCCAGCGGGCTACCCGAATGACACTTTCCCGGCAAAGCTAACGTCCGGCGAGCGTGTGGTAGACGCTGGAACCAACCAAGATTTAAAAGCGTATCTTGCTCAAGGCGGCGGCGGGAGTAGGGACATTCTAGAAGCGATTCTAGCTAGGATTTCCAACCTAGAAACTAACGTCACTGTGAACGTTGGCAACAAAGCAATAGTTGACGAAGTGCGTGAAGGGATTCGCGCAGGACGGGTTATCGATGTCTGATTTAAGAGTACTTGAAAACTATTTGTTTGATTCTACGGTTCAAGTAACCGCGAGCTCCTCAGACCCAAGCTTTCCTGTATCCAACCTTACAAAGTTCCAACGTAGTGACGTATGGCGTTCTTACGGAAATTTCATAATTACCGACGACAATAAATATTTAGACTTTAAAGCCACAGGCGGCGGCGCTGAGCTAACAGTAGCTATAGACACCGGGTCTTATACGCCGTCTCAACTAGCCACACACTTAGGCTCTATCATGACAAATATGATAGGGACCACTGACACGATCACAGTTAGTTACTCATATTCAACTGGACTATTTACCGTGGCCACTAGCGGGACCTACTTAGATTTGCTTTTTAGCACCGGAACTAATGCTAGCGATTCCTGCCGAGGTGTTTTGGGGTTTGGAGCATTTGATAAGGCTGGAGCTACAACCTACACAGGAAACTCAATATCGCTCCACACAGAGGAATGGGTTTTAATAGACCTTGGCACGTACACACATGCGCCCGTTGATTCAGCTGTAATATTCTTCGAGTACGGAAGTGGAAGCACGCTATCACAAAGCGCCGTAGTGAAGCTTCAGGCTAGCCAAACAAACCTTTGGGATAGCCCTTCAGTAGATGTGACCATGAGCTATGATCAGACTTACGAAGCGTATAGTCACTTCTTTTCTAGCTCTCAAACCTACAGGTATTGGCGCGTTAAAATAACCGACGAATCTAACGCAAATCTCTACATAGAGATTCCAAAGATTGTCCTATCTAAAAGCGTTGCCTTCACACAGGTGCCGTCCAGTGGGTTTAAGCACTCGATGATGGATATGTCTAAGCTTGAAACTACGGCTTATGGGCACGTCTACACTGATAACTACAGCATGTTAAGGATGCTCGATTTTACTTTTAACGCATTTTCTAAGGACGATTTAGAATTGCTTTGGAAATTGTTTAGAAGAACCGGGAAAACAACGCCTATAGCTGTAGCACTAGATAGCCAAGCTACTCTTTACGATAAAGACAGGTTTCTTTTGTACTGCCAAATCACAAATGATTTCTCTAGTAGCCACGTGTTCTACAGCTATTTCGATACGGCGCTATCTTTAAGGGAGGTTATGTGAGGCTTGCGGTTCTAGCGGTTGGCGTCGATACCCCACACCAGAGGATTTTGGTTGGTTCGAGTGAAATCCAAATGGCTGGAGTGATGGTTCATATTATCAAGTATGGAAGTCCTTCAGGCACAATGCGGTTAGAGCTGTTAGATTCATCCGAGAATAGAGCCCTAGCCCAAGCCGATGTTGCAATATCTAGCATTCCAAGCGGGAACTACTGGCATGGAATGATTCGGTTTGATTTAGCGTACTCGCTTAGAAGAAATACAAATTACTACATAGCAATGACTAGCACAGGCGGTTACAGCTACGGTGCGAGCGACTACTTCGGAGTTGTTCTAGCAGATAGCCTTTCTTTTAGCGGGAACGGCGGAATGGATATTCGTATTTTAGAGTACAAAAATCTCAATCGGGGGAGAGCATGAGAGTTCTAGATTTTTCAGATGGATGGTCATCGGTAGGCGCTCCTAGTACAGCTGGAGCATGGACCGCTCCAGACGGCACGGTAAGCGCTCCTGGCATATCGTTTGGTAGTGACGCTGATACAGGTTTTTATCGAAGCGCGTCTAACACAATCTCAGTCGCTATCGGCGGAGCCAATCTAGGGGATATTTCTTCGTCCGGTTGGGTAGTTAAAACCGGTCTTGCAATGGGCTCAACCCCAACCTCTAGTAACATCCTAGACTTTAGAAAAGACCAGGCCGCTGCTACCCGTGGGCAAATTAGAAACTACAGCACAAGTGCCTCAGCTTACGCTAGATGGACTGTTGGTTCAGATGCGGGCGATATCAACATTGACGCCAATTCAGTGGCAGGCGGTGCGCAGGCTGATTTCAGAGTAGACGCAGCTTTCACAGCGGGTCTAAGGATTGTAACGTTAGGCTCTACCGTTATCGATCTTGCAACAAATAGCACAACAAGACTTAGTATAGCTGGTGCTGGTACGATAACCGCTAGCGCGCCACTAGAGATTTCTGGGACGACTTCTTATCTAAAAGTAGTGAGCTTAACTAGCACACAAAGAGACGCTCTCACGGCTGCTACCGGTATGGTTGTGTACAACTCAACCGCTAGCAAACTACAGGTATATTCAGGCGGGTCATGGACAGACTTACACTAACCAAAGACGCAAATGTTATGCAGCACGCATTCAATGTAGTGGCGGATGCGTGCAAAAAAACACTAATGTGTCTTGATGAGCACACTCAAACTCAAAAAAGCCTAGAGCTTATTCGGCAAGCGCTTATTGAGCACACCGAGTGTGGCAAAGACGACACTAAAAAAGAAGAATCCAAATAGATGGAAACCTACTCAGAATATCAGTCCGCAAGCTCCAGCGAAAAAGTAGGGCTTGTCGCATTGAACGCCGGGAAGCGTTTAATGGGTTGGACCCTATATTCTGGGAGCATCTATAGCATTAGCTTTGATACACAGGTTATCGTATCGCTCTTACAAGACGGAACCGCACTAACCGCAGCTAGCTCATTGGCGCTTGTGACAGCTGGAAAGTACTACCTAGATAGGCCGACAAGTACACTCTATTTAAGAACGTCCGATAGTTCGAATCCAAACGGGAAGTTTATTGCATGCACCACAAGGTTTTTCTTTTCTAACTTCCCGGTTAGGCAACCATGGGATTTATCGACTGGGTTTAGCGTTCCTTGGCTACCCATGCTTAAGAGCACATCTCAGTTCGGGGTAGGGTTAGACAATACTAACCTACTAGGCTTTGCTCTGGAGGGTAGTGGAAGCATAACGCTACACAATGATCAAACCTTTTGGGCATCTAAGTACGATAAGTACTTTTTCGAAGGCCAACAATGCTACGTCTACTCTTGGAATAGAACGCTCCAAATCACCGAAGCAAAGCTTATTTATCAAGGCAGGGTTGAATCAAAGTCATACTCTACTAGCGCTGTGTCTCTTTCGCTAAAGGACCAGTTATCAGCGCTTCGATCGAAAGTGTCTTTGAGTAGTTTGGGTGATTTGTTTGGAGCTAAAATCCCAGGCAATCTAAACAACGCAAAGCAACGGCTTTTGTTTGGTTATGTAAAAGGTATCACTCCAGTAAATATCGACCAGGTGTTATCGCTTACCGGGTATACACTAAGCGGAACCATATCGGTGACAAACGCGAGCCAAACGGTGACCGGAACATCTACTTTGTTTTTGTCTGAGTTAAAGCTTGGTGATGAAATATTAATCGGTAGCGACACACAATCTTATACGATCGCAACCATTAGCTCTAACACGTCAATGACAGTCACAGAGGCTTATGAGGGGACCACGGGAAGCTCTAAAGCGCTACGCCTTAAAAACTCGGACAGAGCTAAACCTTACACTAATAGGGTTTTTCATTTAGCTGGGCACGAGCTAAAAGAACCGACAACTACAATAAGTAAGATATATAGCTCCACTACTTTTGATGTTGTCGATGCTACAGATTTCTTAGCTGGCGAGCCGATAGTTATTAATTCTGAAAACCTGGAAATAGAGCGGGTTAGCGGTTCAAGAATTACAACTACACAGGCCGCAGCCAGCCTTTCTATCGGCGATACCGTAACTATTCCGTCGGTTAGAAATGTTTATATAAACAAGACGATTCTTACTTATTTACGTGACTATACATATGACGCTGAGACTGCTGAAGTCACCTTAGATGAACTGGCAGAGTTTAACGTCGCTCCAGTTAGGCCGTTAAGCGGATCGCTTGTGTTTACAAATAGCGGTACAGACATCCAGAAAAGGACGGTTACTGGAACATCTACTCTTTTTCAGTCTGAATTAAAGCCAGGCGATTGGATTAGAAGGGCCACTGAATCGGACTGGTTTGAAATTCTTTCGATAGAAAGCAACACATCACTAACACTGACTAGCGTTTGCACCTATTCATCAACTGGCTCTGCCTACCACAAATCACCGGAAGTGTTTAAACATGGTGAAAGCGTTCTTTCTTGCGATGTTCTAGGAGTAACAGAAAACGGCGCTAAAACTGGAACCTTTGTAAATACAGCGCCAAGAATAGTTAAATACCTGCTTACTCAGGTAGGTTTAAGCACATTAGTTGATACAGCTTCATTTAACGAAGTAATATCGGATGGGACGCCACTGCTTGGGTTTGCGGTCCCGCCTAGATATAACGACACTAGCGTGCCAATAATTAGGGATTTAATTAACACCGTAAACCAAAGTGTGTTTGGGACGCTTTATCAAACACAAGACTTCACACTGGCCTATAGTGTCCTTTGTCCGAAAAGACCGGCTAGCATGCAGGTGTTTGATGAAAGCGATTTATTAGATATAGCGATTAAAAGCGATGGTTCTAACCTAGTTAAAAACATCTCTATTGAATACCTAAAGAAAGAGTACGATCCTGAATCTGAAGGCGATACAAAGTATGTCGCCACCGCCACATCAAACAACGTTAATTATTTTACAGACATTGAAAGAGAAAAGGTTATTACAACTTACCTAGTAAACCAGTCGGACGCTGAAAGATACGCAAACCGATGGGCCTTTATTTTAGAGCGGGCCAACTCCACTACTCAAGTAAAGCTAGCGCTAAATGGTAGTCGAGTAGACGTAAACGAACCAATATACCTAAAACACGAAAAGCTTTTTGATAGAATCGGCAGTGGTTTAGGTAGGAGGGTTGGCGGTGTATCATCCTTAACTAGGGATATCGCAAGAACAACCCTAGAGGTAGACGACGTGTCAGGCGCGTTTGCTCGGTGCGCAACCATTGCACCAACCGATACTAATGAATGGGATAGCGCTACCGAGGACGAAAAGTTTGAGCACGGATTTATCACGGACCAGTATGGTCTTATAGGTAACGATCAAGAAACATTCGGGATTAACCTTATATGGTGACGTATGGCATTTGAGCAAATTAACTCCACAGAGATTGAAACCGGCGATCCGGTGACAGTAGAACTATGGTCAAAAACTAAGAATAGCTTAGATGACCATGAGGATAGGATTAGCGATCTAGAGGCCGCAGCTTCCGCTAACGAGCCACTAGGATTCTACGTAAAAGGTAATTACGTTTCATTTGGCTCAGTAACGGGCGCAGCCTATCGAAGGCTCTTTTCAAATATCACAATCACCTCGGCCAGACTTTTTGTAGTAGATGCCGGATCTTCCGGGACGCTAGAAATAGACATTCTATACAAGAGAGGCGCAGGCTCTTTCACATCAATTTTTTCAACTAAGCCAAGCCTTGCCTACACAGGCGGTGACTACTCGCTAAGCACAAATGCAGTTCTTTCAACTACCGCTTTACAGGCTGGAGATATCCTAAGACTAGATATTTCAACCTCTCAAACAGGTAACGAGGAGTTCCACGTCTACCTAACCTACGACGTGACGACATGATTGGGCTCTTCTCAACACATGCCGACAACTACGCACTGTCTAGCTCCTCAGGAGAAACTAGCCGAACTGCTGGCACTTACTCTGGGGTAAGGACAGATGCGCCAAATCTATCTGTGTCATTGAAGGTTTCTGGTAACTCTCACGTGTGGGTAGGATTAGTCCCAGTAAACCCCGGCAGCGGTCAATATTGGGGGACGGTGAGAGCCTTTGGAGCGGCCACCGATCAGCGCTGGTATTTCATGAGAGACTCAACCGACATCGGAGTGTTCAACTTTAATAACAGTATCTCATCTTCTGGCTCTCCTGCAGTTTACGACAATAAGATAACAGGCGGTGCGCTCTTTTGTTTGGATAGACCTAGCGCAGGCACATACACTTACAAAGCGCAGTTTTACTATTCCTCATCCACAAGTGGTCACGGATGGTATTTTTACAATGTTAAACTCCTAGCAAAGGAGCTTAGTTTTTAATGTTGAGTTGTTTTTCATTTAAAGAAAACTACGCGCTTTCTAGTAGCAGCTCCACATTTACTACTACGAGCACTTCTGCAACCGATGTGACCAACCTATCAGTGTCTCTTACGGTATCAGGGAATAGGCCGGTGTTATTGGCTTTGGTTGCGGACGGCTCTTCCAACTCTGCTTTTTTCCAAATTGAAACTGGAGCTTCAGCGCTCGCATCCATTGACGGAACAATTCTATTTAAAAGGGGTAGTACAACGATATCGGAGCTATTAAAGAATCAGTCTAGAGGTGTTGGTGATTTCGATATCGCAGATAGATATCCTCCAGGCGCTTTCATGGCTTTCGACTATCCCACAGCTGGAACCTATACATACAAAGTGCAGGCGTTTGTCGGGTCTACACAATACACGCTAACTTGCCAATATATGAAGCTCTTAGCGATGGAGTGGATGGCGTGATACTGATACCTTTTTCACTTAAAGAAAACTACTCTATCTCTTCGTCGTGCGGATCGTTTTCTCATTCGACCGTGGATTCTAACTACTACGATGTAACAAACCTGTCGGTGTCTATTACTGTCTCAGGAGAGCGTTTTGTGATGCTCTGTTTAATACCGGACGGGTCAAACACGTCGTATTTAGAACACTCGGTTTCTAGTACTGATAGTAGGTGTACGTTTAGATATGTTAGAGGTGGCACAACCGTAGCGCAGTTTTCATCTGGTGAGTACCTTGCGTCAGCCACGGCATTGGCGCATAGAAAGCCGGTAACCTATTTTTCGCATTTCGATAGGCCCACAGCCGGAACCTATACTTACAAGCTTCAAGTCATGCTCTCTGCATCAAGTAGCAGCGTTGCGATAAACAACGCAAAACTTATTGCTAAAGAGCTAATGTTTTAACGCAGCCCGCATATACTTATTAGGATAAAATGGTGTGATGGAAGGTAAATCAGGAAAGCAAATCGGCCTTGTTGTATCAGCCGGAAGTGTCATAAGCTTACTCCTGGGTTTGAATGCTTGGTTTCTCTCACGATTGGTGGAGACGCTAGATTCGACAACTAAAACCGTTGCCGAGCTAAGAATAGACGTAGCCGTCTTAAAGTCGAAACTTAAAAGGAGAGATATCAATGAGGACGATCACTAACCGCATTGTAGTACTTACCGCGTTTTTCCCACTTGTCGCATTTGCAGAGGACACGTTACCAGACACAGAATTCTGGAGCGCGTTAATTTCTTTTCTTGGCGGAGTTGGCGGGATGAGTGGGCTTGCCATTGCAGCCGGTGTTATTCAGCTCGCTATGGTTCTTCTAAAGACAAGCTACGGCAACCTAGCTGGGAAATATAAATTGTTGATTGTGGCTGGGTTATCAGTCGCAGGCGCTATCGTTTCTGGTGTAGCCTCTGGCCTACCATTCGTAAACGCTCTATTAAATGGTGCGGTGCTCGCTGCAATCCAAGTCTTTGTGAATGAAATAATCAAACACTTCACAGAGAAAAAAGAACTTCTGGTGAAAGTATAATGTTTGGCACGTTGCTCACGGTGCTCGCCGCTGGACTTCAGATATGGGCGAGCAAAGAGAAAACAAAGTACATCGACGAATTAACTTCGCTTGAGAGGCAATACCGTGAAGAGAACAATAAACCTGATAATGAAAGGAATGATGCTCGGATCGATGAGCTTGAGTTTAAGTTGCGCCAGCTTGCACGCAACTTCGCTGCCGCCGCTACAAGACAGGACGCTTAGGCTCTCAGATAAGGTAGCTGGTTTTGAGTATCAATGGGAAGAATGCGTAAAGAAGTTTTTAGGTGTGTGTACGAAAAAGGAGATGAAGGTCGAGTACTACGATTTGTCCGACCCTCAAATGAAGCAAAAGCTTATCGATATGGGCTTTGTGGCGAAAGTAAAAGAAAAGGTAGGGCCTTAAGTGGACTGGTCACGACTTCAGTTGCTTACCGAAGATATGAATTGGGGGGATTCAAAAGAAATGAACCCTCAATTGCTGGTCGAGTTCGATCGGTTTTTGGCTGGCCTAAAGCGAAGGTTCTTTGTGACCTCGGGGACGCAAGGCAAACATGCTGAGCACAGCCTTCATTACAGCGGTAGGGCTGTTGATTTCGTGTTTATGGACTCTTATCCCGGTCACATTCTTGATGCTTTTTTACTGGCTGTACGGTTCGGATTTACAGAAATTGGGCTCTATCCTGCGTGGCGATTCAATGGGCAAACCGTGGGAGGGATGCACCTGGGAATACACGAGGCAACGCACACAGAGGCGCTTCGGAAGAAACTTTGGCTCGGGGTACCGGACGACAAGGGAGCACAAGTCTACATCGGAATCTCGGCAAAGAACCTTGTGAAGTATGACATTTTAAAGGGAGTGAAATAATGAGACACATCGCGTTAGGTTTATTGTTTTTTTGTGGTTCGGCCTTCCCGTATGGGATTCAGATAACCGCAAGTGGCGGATCTCCTATTCCTGCGAGCTATTCTACTGGTAGCCAAAGCCAAGCCATTCAGTGCTCACAAAGCAATGTGATTGAAGTGCTTAACCAAACTAGCTCGGTGCTCGCGGTTTCTTTTTCAAGGGACGCGTCTAGTGCTCCATCGAGTGACTTTGGGTTTGTCCCATCGGGCGCTAATTCTGGGACTAGGTATTTCCTTACTATCGGTAACGGAACCTACATTTACATTCGTAGTGCTGGAAGCGCGATAACCAGTGGAACGGTTCAAGTGTCATGCTGGACAGAGGATCGAAGGGGATAACATGAAAGTTTTTATTTTTTTAACCGCTCTATGTGCGGCGTTCTCTTACGCAAATTCCTTTGGCCCTGGGCAGTCTGGAGCTGGCGCAAGGTCTGCGCCTAGTTCAGGAGGAGCGGGCGCTGGGATTTCTTCGTTAAACGCTCTTACAGAATCTATTCAAACAATGGAAGTTGGCACTTCCGGCAGTGACTTTGCTATATCTAGTAGCGGATCTACACACACATTTAACCTGCCTACTGCATCGGGAAGCGTAAGGGGTGCTTTATCGTCCTCTGACTGGACGACATTTAACTCTAAGTTAAACGCAGCTAACCCATCGTGGACTGGGACAATGGCGACACCACTAACAGCCGGTCGGGTTCTTATTACGGATGGTTCCGGTAACATGTCTGTATCTAGCGTTACCTCAACTACGCTTGGATATTTAGATGTTGGAAGCTCTTTAACGACTTTGCTCGCTGCTAAAGAGCCAAGTATTACAACGCTGTCTATCGCTAAGGGCGGGACTAACTCGGGCACATCACTAAACAACAATCGAATCATGCGATCGTCTAGCGGTTCTATTGTCGAAGCCTCGGCAATCACCGCAAGTCGAGCGCTTGTTAGCGACGCTAACGGCATTCCAACTCATAGCTCTGTGACAAGCACTGAGCTTGGCTATGTGTCTGGTGTGACCTCTGCGGTTCAAACACAAATAGACGCGCTAAAGGTGAACTCGTTTTCTGGCCACATTGAATCGCCTAGCGCTAAGACTTATGTGTTAGACCAGTACGCTGAATTTGCTTACACGATAAATCGAATCACCATTGATATGAGTGCGGGGACTGCCACAGCTAAATTAACGATCGATGGAGTTGATGTGACAGGATGCACATCTATTTCTGCATCAACCACCGAAAGCACCACTAGCTGCACAGCGGCCAACTCGGTGTCTGTCGGTAATACCGTAGCACTGGTTATTACATCTCCAAGCTCCGCCGCAGACTTAAGTTTCACAATGAAATATACGAGGTAAATTGTGCTTAACTGGATTTTTTCTTTAGCACTTTTCTTTAGTGAGGCTTTTGGCGGAACCTGGATGTTTTTTAAAACCCAGTCCACTACTTTCACACCGGCAAGTATTTCAAATTTAGAAAACTGGTACGACTGTAGCGACACTGCGACGATGACGCTTTCGGGAAGTGACATCACTCAACTAAACGACAAGTCTGGGAACTCCCGTCACCTAACCCAAGGCACTACCAGTAAAAGTCCCGACGATACAGCTAGCTGTCAGAACGGGCTTCATTGCTGTCGTTTTGATGGAACGGATGATGACTTAGCCGGTAGTCTTGGTTCAGATAGAAACAATATCTCAATCGTCATAGCCGCCAAATCGAGCAGGCAAAGAAGATACGACGCTATTTTTGACGCAAGAGCCGGGAATACTGGTGATATGACAGTAGAGGTTGGTTTTGGTGGTAACACTTTTGACCTTTGGGTATATAACGTTGGCGCACACGCAATGACAGCTGGTACCTGGTCTGCATCAACGGCGTTTGATTTAATGGTTACCTACGACAACGCCACAATCAAAACCTATATCAACAATGCAGGCGGAGGCTCTCAAGGTTCCTCTGGTAGGTATTTCCGCCAAAACTTTACTATCGGGTCCTCCGATCCGGCATTCTACGACTGGAAAGACGATATTTACGAAATCATCGTCTACTCCAAAGTCATAGATAGCACCGAAAGAACTCAGCTTAGAGACTACCTAACCGCCAAGTGGGGTTATTAAAGGGTTCGATTAAACTGAATCAATCCTGAATAATTTCGACCGCCATAAGAGCTAACGCTAAAGGTGTCATCGGAAAGTTTTTTAAAACAAACCGAATTACTCGAATTAAAACGAAAACAGTTTTTATCTATTGTGTATGTTAGCGCTGTCGAATCAAGCAACTCGCCACGGCTTGTATGCCGACTTAATAACACGTTGTTTGTGCTGCCTGAAAACTCCCAGACTTCGGAAATGGCCTCACCGCTCTCTAGATCGACAAACGTCATGGATTGCCACTTAGTACCAGGAAACTCCCCACTTGTTCCGCATGACACAACAAAAAGAGCTAGAATAGCGATTAGATATTTCATGTTACTTCTGATTAACATACTTAACTATCGGCGCTGCTATACCACTAAACAAACACCGCTTGCCTGAGTTTAAAGATTCTTCTGACACCATTTGCGCGTTATTTCCAGCGTGTGAACCCCACTCGGTTATCGTAACCATGTCGGTAAAAAGAAAGTTTGCTTGCTTCTCTTTAAATGTAATTTCAGTCATAGCGGAAACGCTGTAGTTGTTTGGGTCAAAGCTCTGGTCTAGCTCTCTGCAGCTGACGTTGATTGGAAGGGCTATCGTTTTAGTAGCTTCATCGGAATACCGAATTGATTCTTTGGAGTTACCCATATGTCTAGCCAGGTAAACCATTGTCTTTTTGTATGCCTCAATTTCATTTACGGATACCGGCCGACTTATCTCAAATTGTCTTTGAGCTTCAGGTAGCATGGATGCGCAGGCGCTAACTAAAAAAGAAATAGCCAAACCAATAAATCCTAGTTTCATAACTTCTCCTTATCTAAAACCAGGATATCACCCAACTGTGAAGGAATTATGAAGACTATCACTAATAATGCTATTTAATAAAAAGATGCACAATGTCTACGCCTAGGGCTTTGGCGAGGGCGTCTAGGCTTTTATCTGAAAAGGATACGCCACCTTGCTCTAGTTTTGATATGTAAGACACGGAAACGCCCATTTTAAGGGCTAGTGCAGCCTGTGACATGCCTTTTGCCTCACGCAAGCTCTTGACATTCTTAATTAATCTTTGAAGTGATTTAGTGGACATTTCGTCACTTGCAATAACTTGATTTTTAATGCGAGCAGTATTAGTGGTACCCATTACGCTAGTGTAGCGTGTTATTAATGTATCGGTCAAATGTGGAGCGTACTTTATGGAAATGTCGCAAGTGGGGGTTGCCGGTGTGTTGGGTAGTGAAACAAAGGGTAAACTGTTTGATGCTTTATCTAAGGCCCAGGGAGAGTTCGAGATAGCTAAGTTTGATTCAGAGAACCCACATTTTAAGAACCAATTTGCCTCGCTAAAATCTATAGACGCCGCGACAAAAAAGTACCTAACGAAGTACGGGCTAACAGTCAGTCAGTTACCGTATACTACGCCGGATGGGACACCTCGAATGATGACGGTTTTAGGACATTCTAGCGGTGAATGGATAGCCTGCGACGTTAAGTTAATTTTATCTAAACAGGACATGCAGGGGCTTGGCAGCGCGATCACTTACGCAAGACGCTATTGTAAGTCGGCTGTGATTGGTGTAGTTAGTGACGAGGACGATGACGGAAATGCTGCATCGGGAAGCCACAATACCGACGATTCAAATAAACCGGATGGTTTAACTTGGGACGGCGAAAGTATTTGCAAGCTTGATGTGCCCAGAAGCGTTTTAGGTAATTGGAAAGTAACCTTTGGTAAGTACAAAGGTAAGACCATTAAGGAAGTTCCAGGAGACTATTTGAAGTGGCTTCTTTACAAAAAGACATGGAAAGACAAGGGCGATGGGAAACTTGGATTTGAGCTAGCACACGTAGCAAGCCATGTTCAGGAATATCTAATCGAACAAAACGAAATCGCCGAAAAAGACCGAGTACTCCCATATCGAGACTATTAGTAACCGAGCGTTTTCCTGTGTGACCATCGCATAGGCAGGCGGGTTTGACTTACTAGTGGTCGACCCGCCTTTGAATTAAAGAGGCGTTATGACTGATATGCAGGCAATTGAGTTTGGCCTAAGGCCACCTTACATTACAGAGACCGCTTCTGAGTACTACAGGGATGTTATTCATCCCTTTGTGAGGCAAGCTAATGTTGGGTTTTCTAAGGGGCACACAGCGAGTAGCTCTCGCTGCTACCATTGGTTCCGTGAAAAAGACGACAAGTATACGTACTTCACAGTAGAGAAAAATTTAGGGGAAAACCCATTGTTGTAATGCGTGACCACGTATTGCAATATATGGTCATGAAAAATGGCGAATCTTGTAAAGCGTGTGAGTTTTCTTTAGAAGAAAAACCTGGTCACTACACCTGCCGTCGCTACCCGCCTTTAAATCATTACGAGCCAGTAATAATTGAAAACCCCGTGTCTAGATTTCCACAGGTGCGTGCGGAAGATTGGTGCGCTGAGTATAAGAAAAAATCTAAGTAAGCTCTACAATACCCCTCAAGAGGGGTGCGGATGCTTTCAAGCTTGATGCTTTCTTTGTCATTAGTATTGCCTGTGATGAATGGAACGCCCGGTGAGGTGTACGACTTCGGTGTAAACCGCAAGGTTCACGTGATTGAGTTTTACTTTGATGATTGCCCAGCGTGTAACACCAACGCGCCTAACGTGTCTAGCCTAGCTAAAAAACTATCCAATAAGGTGATGGTTCAGGTCTTAGATGTAGGTATTGATCGAGCCAATAGCGAATACACACAGTGGGTGAATAAGCACACACCAGCCTATCCTGTTTTGAAGGACGCAAGACGTGAGCTTGCGGCCACTTTTGGTGTAAGGCTTTTCCCAACTACGGTTGTGGTCGGTTGCGATGGTACCGCCGTGTTCAAGAATGTCGGTGTTTGGAGTAGCGATGTCGAGCCTAAGATAGTCGCCAAAGTGGACGACGCTTTACTTTCTTGCGGGCCTTAAGCCTAAACATTTCCCATCCTAAGCTCTCCGCTTCAGCTTTATCCTGTAAGGGTTTAGAGCAAATGGCGTGCCAGAGAAATATCAAAAAAAATGGCCCTTCTACTTGACCCGGTTGCCCGAGTTTCGGTAAAAGAGCCATACCTAATATGCAGGAACAATTCTTAGCAAGTTTTAACCAAATATCAATAAAAAGCAGCAGGCCTCTTTTTTTTATCGGGTTCCGAGCTTCGAGCGAGCGCACCTCTTACTACCGAAGCAACGTATCTAGCGTTAATGCATTCCATTCCATCCATCCTAGCCAAAGCTTGTTAGGCACTTGTTTAGTCAATAGTCATTGCAAACATGCGTATCAGAGAAAGACTGTTACCCATCTTAATAACAAAGTCTGCCTGACTGACTATCTAGGGTTTTTAAACTTACGACTTAAAACGGGATATGAGCAAACGCCTAGCTTCGGCAAAAGGTTGCTCCGAGGGATGTGTAGGGCCAAAAACTCGTTAAAGCAGGGCTCATTAGCTGTGGTGCCTAAAGCACCGAGGTCACGGGAATGCTTCGCCTCGCACAAGCAAACGATAAACGGGGTGCGACACCGAAGGCTGAACCGTCTACCCAGATATACAACTCGAACAACAACTTGCTTTCAAACAGAGAGAAGTCACCTCTCGGGACTGCTTCGTTTGCTTGATTGTCTATGAAACATTGTAGTGGCCCTAGGAAGCCACAGGGTTGGAGTAAGTTAGTTGGATAGTTGGTGAGGGACGAGGTTTTTTTAAAGAAGAAGCCCGTGGTCTGCCTTGAAGCTAAAGACAGGCAGGACTGAATTGGCTACCAGAAATACAAAATGGGAAAGGGATGCTTTTGCCTAAATTTTAGAAAGACGAGAATGGTTAGTGGCTAGGCTAACTTGGAGTGAAAGACTTAAGTGATTTAAAGCAAATCGGGTAGTGGAAGTGAGGTAAGCGTATGTGGTTACACCCAAAGCAAACAGTGACAAGAGTGGTATTGAATATGTTTGACCCTGAGTTGATAGAGAAAAGAAAAGCAGAGTTAGAGCGTAAGAAAAAGGAAGCCGCTGCAAAAGGAAAGCTTCCACCATTGTCTGGAAATCATGCAAGTCAGGCAGAATCGATACCTAACTCTAACTTGATGGATGAGGATACCCTTTGGTTGAACTACTTTCTTCTTAGTGAACGCACTAGGAATATGTGTGGTGTAAAAACCAAAGAGGGTAAGTGGGAAATAGTAGACAGGGAGTTGTTTGATAAGCGGGTGGGAGAGTTGAGAAAGCAGTTACTAAAACCGTACTGGAAAAAACAGAATGAGAGGTAACGATGCATTTGTTGTTCAATTGGTTAAAGCGTGTATGCACCAAGATGAGATTGAATAGGCGACGCAAGTTAAGAAGTAGGATGCAGGTAAGCTTGTTTGTCGATAACAATGGAGAAACACAGTGAACATAGATGAGATTGAGGTTTATATGAGAAGCGTAGTTGCTCCGGCGCTAATACCATGGTTTGTCGCTATATTTTTAATGGTGTGTTTGCTTGCGTTTTGTGGTGCTGAATTAGCATGTGCATTAAGACGAGATGTGAGTGAAGTAATCGAAAGGAAGGTGTCCAAGTGAAGAAAAAAATGAAAACGGTAAAGACATACGAATATGGAAAACAGATAGTTATATTACAGCGGGGTTGGGTCTTCGTGGGTGATCTGACTAGAGTTGGGAATAATTGCACGCTGAAGAATGCGGCGGTTATTCGTATTTGGGGAACAACAGAAGGACTCGGTGAGATTGCCTCAGGTGGACCCACGGAAAACACGATACTAGATCAATGCCCAACCGTGCGATTTCACTATCTAACGATGGTTGCGCAAATTGAATGCGAAGGGTCGAAATGGGAAAAGAGGTAGCCATTAACTTTGAGGGATCGCACGCGATAACACCGGGCAATATCCATAGCCATGGCCATGGCTATGGCAATCGTAATGGCAATGGCATTGGTTTTGGCTTTGGTTATGGCAATGGATTTGGTCGTGGCTTTGGCGATGGTGAGTCCTATGGCTACGGCAATGGCTACGGCAATGGATTTGGCCGTGGCTTTGGCAATGGCGATGGCAATGGCGATGCAATGGCGATGGCGATGGGTATTAGCATGTGCATTAAGACGACATGAAGTGGGAGCGAATGAGCGTTCTGTGCGAGTTTAAAACAAGGCAGGGCTGGACTCTTCAAAAAGAAATGCCCGAGGCTAAAAGGTATTTCACTTTCGCAGTTATAAAACCCTTGCGGTTTGATTTTAATTTTGACTTAGCGTTAGACTCAGAGCTGTCAGAAATAGACTTTCGTCTTGTATACAAGTGGACCAACACTCTTGGGAAAACAGTAAAAGCATTTTACGAGGAAGTATGAAAAACCTTTTCGACACCCTCACCAACCTCGAAGAAAAGGCTAAGAAGGCGACGTGCGGGCCGTGGGAAAAGAACGAATATTCGAATTACCCTAACGGATACTCTGTTTACGCAAACGGTGGATGTATTGCCGAGCGTTGGCAGGACGGGCTTTCCAAGTCGGAACAAAAGACTCTACGGGACACCGGAGACTACATCGCCGCCGCATCCCCCGACGCCATCCTCGCTCTCTGCCAAGCGTTGAGGGAGGCGAAGGATGTGTGCGACTACGTGGTTCAACATGAACACTCCAACTTAGAATGCAATCCAGACTTACACAGACACGACAGGTATCGGGAGAATATGTATTGGAAGGTCCGCACCTTTTTGGAGAAGTATTGGGGGAAGGAATGAGTGGTTTGGTTGACAGTGATATGACGCTGCTACCGTGTCCTTTTTGTGGTGAAGAAACAAAACTTTTCATGCATGGGGTTGAGGGAGATTTTTTTCTACAGTGTAAAACCTGTACGACGACAGGGCCAAACGGGATTGATAAAGAGTGTGCAGTAATTCAGTGGAACCAACGCGAGGTGATAAGTGACACAAAAACACAATGATTCAAATCCTTCTTACCCATACACATATGAAGGGTTTGAGGCTGAAAGAGAATGGGCCATGACCATAGTTGACAGTGTTATCGAGGAGCACATTCCAATTTTAAGAAAAGAGCTTTTTGATGCGATAATGCGCGGCGTGCGGTTTGGAGTGATGCTTGAAAGAAGGAATCAGATAAAACTTCTGTCTGAGGTAAGAAAGGAAAAGGAGAAATGAATAAAAAGCGAATGGCAGTTAAGTCGGTAAGTAATGGGTCGTGGTCGATATGACCACACAAGAATTAATCGCGAAGGTTTTGGAGTTGGATGCGCGGCGAGATTTAGATTTTGCGCAGAAGGTGGCGCGACTGCTATTTCAGGAGCACTACGCCCCCATCCTCGCTCGCCTGCTGCAAAAGGCGATTGAGCAGAGGGACCATTACCACGCTGTGTGTTACCGAGACTTAGAACCGGCTATAGAAGATGAATCATTACGAATGAGAAACGCCGAACTAGACCGGATAGCGAAGGGGGGAGAATGATTGAAGGGATTGGAAAGGCTTTCCGTAGTCTTTACATGTTTGCGGTGTTTTCTCTTTTTGTTTTGCTCCCTCTTTCTGTCTGGAAAGTTATCGATATTCTGGTTTGGATTTATCAGCACGTGAGGATTTCATGGCAGTAAATCTCTTAAGCTGCAATGAATCACGCGATGGCACACGGCCTCGATATTCAAGTGAATAGTGCCTTTCACGAAGGCAGTAAAGACTGGTTCGCCAAATACGCGAAGGGAGTGGGGGAGAAGTGACACACAAAGAAGCTGAAGAATTTGGTCTTAGGCCACCGTATGTTACAGAGACTGCGAAACAGTATTATTTGCTTCCTGGTCAGATTGAAGAACTTTATGGAGTTCGAGTTACTTTACCGCTGTGTGAGTGTGATTTAATGAGGGAGAGACTCCGCATCGCGGAAGAGGCGTTGGAGTTTGTTCAAAGCCAGGCCGGTATTGCCGATGCTGGAGAAGCATGTAGGGCTATCATTAAGACAGCCCGCGCCGCACTGGAGAAGATTCGGGGGAAAGATGCCTAGAGAAGGCAAAGGAAAGACCGTCGTCATGGTTTTCCCGACCGATAAGTGGATACACTACCTATAATCCTGGATTTAAGTTTGAGGTGAAAAGTGACGCTCGATGAGAAGTTAAAGGAAATTGTGTTTAGGCAATTGACCGCAACCTACGTAGGTTTTTCAGAATCAGCACAAGATGTTATTCGAGAGTTAAATATCGAGTGTGCGTTTCTCCTTGCCGCCCTTCAGCGTTGCCGGGAGCACGGGAAGGCATTCACTCGCTTCAGAAGAAATTAGGGGCAGCAATGTCGTCACCAAAGTACAAACCGATCAAGCCTCAAACTAATACGATCTTTAGAGGCGACAATCTCGCGATCATGCGAGCGCTTCCAGACGCATGCGTCGACCTTTGTTACATTGACCCGCCGTTTTTCACTCAGAGAGATTATCAAAATATCTGGGGCGACAAAGAAAGCGTTACAGACTTCGACCAAAAATCGTTCAACGGTTTTAGGGACACCGAAGATTACTTCGAGCGCCACATTCAAAGCGACGCGAAGGGACTGAAGGCATACCTGGAATGGATGCGTGCCCGTCTCCTCGAACTTCACCGCTTGCTTAAGCCAACCGGAACTCTATTCGTTCATTTGGACTATCACGCGGTTCACTACGTTAAGGTGATGCTGGACGAGATATTCGGGTACGACAATTTCAGGAATGAGATCATTTGGAAGAGAAAAACTGGCTCCAATTCGACGGGAGTTTCTCAACGTCTCCCATGTAACATCGATACCATCCTCTTCTACTCTAAGGGGCGCACCTACACTTTCAACCCGCTGTATCAGCCGCACGATCCGGAATACGTGGAGCGTGCCTATCGTTTTGATGACGACGACGGAAGGGGTAAGTACCGGCTCGGGGATCTTGCAAGCCCTTCGATGCGGCCTAATCTCATTTACGATTACAAAGGCTACAAACCGCCTGAGAAAGGCTGGCGAGTGGACCTCGCTAGGATGAAGGAGCTCGACAAGGATGGCCGTCTATTTTTCCCCACCTCCAAGACGGGCCGAATCCAACAGAAGCGGTATCTCAGCGAGATGAAGGGGAACCCCGTCGAGAGCATCTGGGACAATATCGGAATGCTACAGGGGAATTCAGCCGAGAAAACTGGCTGGCCAACCCAAAAGCCCGTCGCCCTGCTCGAAAGAATTATCTCGATGGCTTCGAACGAAGGAGACATGGTTTTCGATTGTTTTGCTGGCTGCGGCACCTCGATGCACGCTGCTCACAAGCTGAAACGAAAATGGATAGGGATCGATTTGTCTCCCACGGCCATGAAGGTGAACAAAAAGCGTCTTGAGGAGGCAAAGGCCAAAGTCACTGTTGTTGATGAGCACGATTTACCAGTCGAACTTACGGGCACCGCGGAATAATTGGAGCGATGGGCGTTGCGACTTGTCGGACTTCGCAGAGTGGGACGCGGAAATTCTCGCGTTACTGGAAGGGAAGGCGGGGGAGAAGTGACACACAAAGAAGCTGAAGAATTTGGTCTTAGGCCACCGTATGTTACAGAGACCGCGGCAGAGTATTTTCGTGGGGTTGTCGACCCATTTATAAAACAAAGCAAAGTCGGCTTTTCTGAGTTACACACAGCAAGTAGTTATCGCTGTTATCACTGGTTTAGAGGGCCAAACGACAAGTATTCTGTTTTTATGAGAGAGATTGAGGTTAACGAAGTCTCACCCACTAAGTAATTCAAACCGCTTTAGTCTAGTTAGTTTTATGACCGCTTTTTTTAGGACGACAATTGTTGAGGTATTAACCGGGTCGATTTGTCGCTCTGAAATGAATGTAGCTAGATAATAAGCCCTGGAGTCTTCTTTGTAGAGAACACCGACCGCGTCGCACTCTAGTGGCTCTGGGTTACCGCCCTCAAAAGACGAGTGGTCTAGGAAATGAATGTGGGCAATGTATGCGTGTTTCATTTGTATATGTCCCCGTTGAATATAAGTTTGTAGTTTTGAATCTCAATGGTTTGTCAAACGAAATCCCCGCTAGGGAAATGGTAGCTAATCCCAAACCCAGTAACCCAGTCGGCGATATCCTCTACGTACTCTCCTGCGTGTTCAATATCCCCCAACCAACCAAAGGTGATTGCTTTAAGCCTGTCATTGTGAACGTTCTTTGCGTTGTACTCTTGTGACCTATGTGTGTGTCCAAACGCGATAGAGTGCCCGTACTTTTGTAGCATTCCGTGCGCTACGTGTTTGTTATATAGGGTTCCATGTGTGGCCATGAGCTTGCCCATGAAATGACGATTCTTCTTTCCGTATGGATAGAAGTGAGTGCCCCGCGGGAGTTTTAGTAGACCTTCGAGGGTGATAGAGCGATCGAGCATTGGAGCATATGCCCGTAGATATCGCTGGATGCGAAGCTCATGGTTCCCACACAGGAATACGAGCTTAGCCTTAGGCAGTGCTCGAACCAAATCATATAACAAGGGACGCGCGTCCTCTAACTCGTGTTCTAGCGTTAGGTAGGTTTGTTGAGGGTTCTTTGAATGAAACGATACGCAGTAAGCGTCAAAAAAATCACCGTAAATAACTACTTCATCGGGTTTGTAGTCCTTAGCTACTTCTAGCATCAATTTAAAAGCGCGTGCGTCATGCTTTGGAGCATGTACATCGGGGACGTGAAGCCTTTTTATTAACTTCATCTTTGTCCTTAGCTAGTTGTGTTTGAGAAAAAAACGAACGGTGAGTGTCAGTCACAAATTTTACACTTTCCAATTACGTGTACATAAGTAAACAATTGAAAACTGCATGGGTGATGAAGAATGGCTTCCACGATTTGAGAATCAGGCTAAAAGAATAGCCTGCTTATTTTTTGTAAGAACCGATGAAAAGTACCGCTTTCTTTGGGAAATGATAGCGCGTGAATTGCAGCTTACCTACGACGAAACCAAACCTGGCACAAAAGCGGAACCAATGGGACCTGAAGGCTAATGGCTTTTAAAATTGAATTTACCGTCGATGGACTGCCGCCACTACCAAACCAAACAATGTATCGACACTGGGCAGTGAAACGTAAAATAGCCAAAGAGTGGAAGGAATTGGTATATTACTCAGTGCTAAGGGTTGGGGGTCCAAAAGAGCCGCTTAGGCGCGCCACTGTTACATTAACACGGTGTAGCTCTAGGCGGCCTGACTGGGACAACCTAGCCGCAAGTTTTAAACACGTTCTCGACGGCCTGATTGAGGCGCGAGTGATAAAGGACGATTCACCGGAAACGATCGGGTGTCCTTTGTTTAACTGGCAGAAAACTACTCAAAAAGCAGGCTTCATCATGGCTTGCGTCGAGGAACTTAATGAAGAATTTAATACTATCTGCCCTACTACTGGTATGGTCCTTACCAGGAATAGCGGCGAACTTTCAGGTAAAAACACTAAATAAATCAGAGCTAGACGCCTTAAGGTCACGAGATAGATGGACTTTTGAGGTTGATGAAACCCAAAAGACGTACTCTACCGGACTAATTAAACCAGGTGTATTAGACGCCGAAGCACCAAGCCAAGAGTATTTCAACGCAAAGAAAGGTGAGATACCGCAACGCTTTGAGCTTTCTAGCAAAGCCGAACTATCTCCTATCTACGATCAAGGTAACTGCGGTTCATGTGTCTATAATGCGGTCCTTACCGCCTACATGGATACGATGCGGGTTGCGAGCTACAAAACCCCACAGCTTGCTAGACAAGAACTCATGGACTGCTACGCGAGAGATTGGCGTTGCAACGGTTCCTACTTCACAAAAGTGGCTAAAGGGTTAAGCGACGCTAAAGGCTTAATTCACGAAGAATCAAACTACCCATACCGCGCAGTAAATAGCTCCTGCAAAGAAGTAAACGGAACCAAGTGGGGGAAGTTTCAAAGCTACCGAGTGATCGACAACAGCCAAAAATCAGGCATCAACGCCCTTCTCTCAGGTAAAGCTCTCGCTGTCACAGTTGGCGCAGGTGGCGCGTGGATGTCGTACAAAAGCGGTGTGTTTAACGCATGCTCTCCAGTCGGCACTAACCACGAAGTAGTGATTGTTGGATACGACTGCGAGGGGGAATGTAACTTTAACTCTGAAGGAAACATGCCAAACAACAAAGGGCTTTGGTTAGTTAAAAACTCCTGGGGAACGGGCTGGGGAGAAAAGGGCTATATGTGGACAAAGATGACCGATCGGAGCGGTAGGCTTTGTAACAATCTAACCGAAGAAATCGGCATTATTGAAACTGGAATAGAGCCAGAGCCAGAATGTAAACCACAACCAAAGGCAGATGCAGGACAAGATAAAAGCCTAGTTATTGGGGGAATGTAAAATGTTACAAGCTATAGTTATTGCAGTAGGTGCAGCGCTTATTTTTCTGGCAGGTTCTTGCGGTAAAGACGACGATAAGAAACCAGACCCAATCAAAAAACAAGTGCGCATAGGAACTGCTGAACTACCAGAGCACACGTACTCATGGTCTCCAATCACAGGGCTAGACAATCCAAATATCGCGCAACCGCTCGCAAGCCCGGATAAGACCACGATGTACACACTAACGGCTAAAACCAAATGCGGAGTAGCCACATCAAAAGTCACGGTCCACGTGTTTAAGACGAATGAATTTGGCGAGCTAGTCGAAGTGCTATAATGGACCAGGACGAACTTGATAGGCTAGATTTGCTTATCATTGAAGTAAGAGAACTTTCCAGTTTGATCGAGGAGTTACTACAACTTCTCACGCAGGAGGAGAACCTACATTGATGCCGAGAAATCCAACCGCTATGGGCGCGTTGTTTTTCATCATGTTTGGCATCGGTGTTATTTTAGGCTCTTGCTCTGAATTAAAAGCAAGTGGACAGGCCAACAAGAAAAACCAAACCAGTCGTCCCTAGACCAACATGGGTTAGATACAAGGGCAACCCAAAGTCTAAAAGCACTACACGGCTTATCATTGGAAAGGTTTACTTCGTTGAGGACTTCTTTCACTACACAAAGCCTTTCATCAAGATTAATAGGGAACCTGGACCACTAAACAAACGGCTGTACGGTGCTAGGCAGGCAACCGCGTCAACTGAGTTTTACCCGCTTGAGTTTTTCGAAGTAGTTGAAACCAATGGCGCACTAGAGGTGGTGGCGGAATGTATAGAGCCAAATGGCTGATTAAGCTGATTCTCCGCCACGTGGAACGTGGGTCAAGAACACAACGTTTGATATGTCGGCTTCACAGAATGTTACGTGGAAGATGTGGTTTCGATTGTCGCAGATGCCTGCCCTAAAAATAAACCCACAGCACGTTGCGTAGAACACGTCCTTTTGGGTGTTCTTAGACCAGTTCAATGGGTTCTCACAAAGCGGACATCTAGCATTTAAAACTTGTAGAGCGGTAAGAAAGTTACCGTTGGGAGCTTTTATACGGACCATTTTTTTGAGGTGACCTACCGGCTAAGAATTTTAGTTGCTCGGTAGCACTCTCGCGTAAGCAACTTCTTATCCATTCTGGGACATCTACCCCGTGGTCTGCAAGGCATTCTAAGTCACGCTTAAGATCGGGTTCGATGCGCAGCGAAAAGGATTCGGTACAAACCAAAGTTTTCCGTAGTGGTGGGTTATTAAAATTCACTTCTTACAATCCCCTTAGTGAACAATGTAGCAAACTAATGAAAACTCGCGAGCGAAAAAGTGCGCAAATATCAAGTAGACATTTGTTTACAAGTGTATACGTGGCTTACTAGTCCAACTGGCTGAGGATAAATCCTTAAACCTGAATGGGGGACTTATGGACGATAAAAAGCAAATACAAAAACAAAACCAAGGCGTGGCTCTTAGCCCTAACAAGCTTGTTAGCGCGGGCATTCCTTTCTTAAAAAACCAAACACAAATCGAAGTGCATCGGTTCCGACTACTTCCAAAGAACATGATGAAAAATACGCAGTGGGACCAGAAAAAAGCACCACGTTTAGAGCCAATTCTTCATGGGCATTGGTTCTACACAAAAGACAAACGTGGCCAGGACATGACTAGGTGCTACTTCGTGGGGGGACATTGCCATGAGGTGCGCGTGTTTTGGAAACAAAACAAAGACGGTATCTCGGTAGTAGACCGCGTTGAGGTTGGGCCTGCCCTTCGTATGGGCACAAAGACGCTTAAGACTGGTAAAAAGATTAAGACCATGATGCCCATCATGTGGTTGGACGATAGCAACGTGAACTCAGAGAATGATGAGGCTAAAGAGATAGTCGACGATCACACACACGACGTTTCTTATATCGGCATGGACGTGGTGCAACTAACTGCGCCAAGAGACTTTGGCGGCGGACCTCCAATGATTAGCCCTAACTCTGGGATTAGCGTTAAGGAAATGTAATGCTGCTTTTTGAGGTTGTAACCAGGGTAGACCGGGCTATTGAATCTCGGTTTGCCCTACAACCGGAACTTAAGAGCTTTATTAAAAACCACGAAAGAAAAGACTGGTTTGTTAGAAACCTCTGTAACCAGGTAGTGGCAGCTGAAGCGCAAATGGGTTTAAAGTTTACCCCATCACACCTAGATAAAATGTGCGAAGCATTCGTCGATATATTTGCTAAACAAGCTATTAGGCACAGAGATGAGCAATTCCTAACTGAAGCCGAAAAGAACAAATTAAGGCAAACCAAAGACTATGAGGGAACGGAAAAGGATTTGATTGATAGAGGAATCCTTATCCCAACCTCCAAAGACGTGAAGCACAAAACAATATGAGTGAAGTAAATACAGCCTTCCCAGTTAAGTGCGAGCACACAAGGTTAGTAGAAATTGGCCAGCTAGTACCGCACCCACAAAACTGTAAAAACCACGATAAAGACGCTGTAGAGCGCCAAGCTGCGGTTATGGAGTACCAGGGTTGGCGTAGGCCAATCACCGTTTCTAATCTTTCTGGAAGGGTGACCTCTGGCCACAAACGGCTACTAGCAGCGAAGTTGAAAAAGGCAACGCACGTTCCAGTAAGCTTCCAGGACTACGACAATGAAGGCCAGGAAATAGCTGATTTGATCGCCGATAACGCGCTGAATGAGTGGGAACCAACTAGCCGAACCGCAGTTAATATTGTGGTCCCACACCTAGGCCCCGACTTTGATATCAACATGCTCGGGCTAAAAGATTTTACGTTGGATATCGTGGAAAAAGACGCTCGAAACGTTTGGGACGGGTATCTCGGCTCGGGCTCAACCCTCATCGCTTGCGAGAAAACGAACCGACGCTGCTTCGGGATGGAAATCGACCCGCACTACGGGCGATTGATTATTGAACGCTGGCAAAAATTTTCAGGAAAGAAAGCGCACCGCGAAGACGGTGTTTTGTTTGAAGAACTTAAGCCTACCACTGATTGAGGTGAGTTATGGGCAACGCATTTAAACTTAGCGACGAAATCGTTAGGCAAGTTGAGGAACTTACAGCACTGGGAGTTCCTATCGAAGTTATGGCACCTGCGTTGGGTGTGTCATACGGAAGTCTATATGGATGGAAGAGAAAAGGTGAAAAGTTTTTTGAGGGAAATAAGAAACCAAAAAACGAAATCGACGCGCTATGTTTGCAATTATTTAAGGCTAGAAAAAAGGGACTAAATAGATTTGTTGCAGCTAACTTACAGCACATAGTTAGAGCCGCACCAAAAAACTGGCAAGCTGCGGCGTGGCTACTGGAGAGAAGGTTCCCTGAGTATTTCGCTAAGCAAGAGCCAAAAGAAAAGGACGATAAACAAAAACAGCCAGAGCTAAACAGCGCAGCAAAGCTGAGTGATGAGGCGTTAATTAGACAGTATGAATCCTACAAGCTTACAAACTACAACTAACGATGAGTTAGTAAGTGAGATTCGAAGGCGCTTAGCTATCGCGCATGAGTGTGAAAAGAGTTTGAAGTTTAGGGCGCTAGAGTTTGAAAGATGTAAGAGAGATGTAGTCCACTTTATTAATAACTGGGTCGATACTTTTGACCCAAGAGAAGATCACCCAAACCTTCCATTTAAGTTATACCCATTTCAGGTTGAAACCATCCAATGGCTTGAGGACGGCTTCCAAAAGAAACAAAACGGGCTAATTGAAAAATCAAGAGACATGGGTGTTACGTGGCTTGTGTGCGCCTGGACAATACACAAATGGTTATTTCATCCAAGCTTTGTAGCTAGGTTTGGTTCCAGAAAAGAAGACCTCGTAGACGATCACACACTTGAAAGTATCTTTGGGAAGCTAAGGCACATCCTGTACCGCCTACCAAAATTCTTAAGACCGTTTCAAATGACAAAAAGAGAGGATTCACACCTTTATCTTATTAACCCTATCAACAACTCGGTGTGTATAGGCGAATCAACCAACGTTGGGTTCGGTCGAGGCGGCAGAAGTTCCGTTGTTTTCTTGGATGAATTTGCTCACGTCCCACATTCTGAGGCTGTATGGACCTCGGTAAGAAACAACTCAGACTGCATCAATCTACTTAGCAGTGTGAACGGTAAAGGAAATCAGTTCGCGTGGCTTAGGCACGAATCAAAAATTAGGGTTAAGACACTACACTGGACAGCGCATCCAAAAAAATCTCAAGCATGGTATGACGCGCAGGCAGAAGAGATGCACGACTGGCAGATAGCTCAAGAGCTAGATATCTCCTATGAAAAGTCTAAACACGGAAGAATCTACAGTCGTTTCGATAGGCGCTACCATATCTCTGAGGAGCCAATAGCGTGCAAACCAGAGTGGGAGCAAGCGGTAGCTTGGGACTTTGGTTACGCTGGAAGTATGGCCATGATTTGGCTTCAGATAGGGCCAAAAGGATTTGTGGAGATTTGGAACTGCTTTGAGCTTACTGGCCAGGATATTGATTTCTTTATCCCGTTAATTAAAGGCGAGGAAAGTATCGGCTTTAAGCTCCTGGACAGAAAATCACTGCGCTGGGTATACGAAGTGATAGCCAAGATTCCTAAAAGGTACAAAGAAGAGTGTGCGCCAATCCAATACGGCGACAACGCTGGTACTGCTAAAACCGCCAACTCAACTAGGTCATGTAAAGACGCTATCGTAGAGGCTAGGTATGAGTTTAAGAGTAGCGGAAGGCAGGGATACGATTGGCGCTTTGAGTGCTTAGACAATCTACTCAAACTAAATTACTCTCAACAGCGTGGGCGGTTTGAATCAAAGCTCATGGTGAGTAGCGACTGTAAGCGCATGATTGATTGCCTTAATAACGCCACGTGGGATTCTGAAAACATTCACGATGATAAAATCAAACCAAAGAACGATGAGTTCTTTCACATGGTGTCTGCCCTAGAATTCTTTGCAATTAACCGGTTCCCACTAAAAGGGAATCGCCCTCAAGTTTCCTCACAGGAGTGGAAGTAATGAAATTAACGCAACAAGAACAAATTTTAGATGAATCTATTCGCCAACTAATCATTAAAGAAATCACCGGAACTGAAAACCTAAGGCGAAAACAAAAGCACTTACGCGCCCACGAAATCCTTAAAGACAAAACAAAGAAGTGGGTAATTGAGATGCTATCGAGAGAGTTTAGCCAAGAGACGGTATCTCTCATGGTGAATCGCGCTAGCAACATATCAATCCTAAAAAAGGTAGTTAATAAGCTAGCCAAAGCCTATCAAATCGGTGTGGAGCGAACTGTCGCTAACGATGAAGAATCAACTATTAAGGTTAGGGATTTGGCTGAGAAATTAAAGTTAAACACAAAGCTTAAGAAAGCAGATAGGTATTTGTACCCGCACAGAAACGCGCTCCTTATGTGCGTTCCTGTAAAGAACCACAGGGAAAGCTTTGGAGGTAGGCCAAAGTTCGATTTACAGGTTAGGGTTTACGCGCCACATCTTTACGATGTTATCCCGTACTCGGACAACCCAGAGGACGGCATGGTACTTGTGCTTACTGACTTTGTTGAGCAAGTGCAGGGTTACGCTCCTGATTCTACGACGGCGGATGGAAGGCAGTTTCAGAATCGCGTCATCTTGGATAACTTCGATAGGAAAGAACAAAACATCGCAAACTCTCCAGCTGATAAGGGCGCTGAGAACCGTGAGTTTATCTTTTGGAGTGACAAGCTTCACTTCACTACAAACTCGGACGGCGAGATTTTATCCGGTAAAAGCCCTGAGACGTTACTAAACCCGATCGGCAAAATCCCAGGCGTGTTCTTGGCGATGGACCAGGATGGGCATTTCTGGGCTGAGGGCGGTGACGATTTAGTTGATGGAGCTATTACTATCAACGTAGAGCTAACAGACTTGTACTGCATCAAAAACTGGCAGGGATGGGGACAGCCGGTGCTTATTACCGGTGAAGTGGACAAAGACTACAAAGGCGGGCCAAACCGCCTACTAAAACTTAAACACGAAACGGGCGAACCCGCGCCGTCTTTCCAGTATGTGTCTAGCAATCCGCCGTTAGACCAGCATATGCGCTCTATTGAGATGACGTGCGCACTATATTTATCGACAAATAACCTGTCTGCTAGCAACGTCTCTGGGAGTTTAGACGCTAAAACATTCCCTTCAGCCATTGCTCAAATGGTTGAGGACGCTGAGAGCACCGAACCTGTCGAGGATAGGCAGCGGTACTTTAAGGACAAAGAGCCTGAGTTTTGGGATGTTGTGGCTAGGTGGCAGAATCTACTATTTGAATCTAAAAGCCTTACCTCTACTTTTATGGAGGTTGGCCCTCTAACCAACACTAGGGTTGAGCTTAGCTTCCCGGTTCCTAAGCCGGTTATTACGGAAGCTGAAAAACTAAGTAACATTGAAAAGCGTAAGGCCATTGGCATTAACACAATTAGTGAGCTTATCAGGATTGATCAGCCTGATATTTCCGATGAAGCGCTAGAACAAAAACTAAAGGAATTAGAGTCAAAGCCAGAGCCTAAAAAAGAAGAACCTCAAATAGAGCCTGGTTTTGAAATGGTTGAAAAACAAGATGACTTAGAGGACGAGGAATAGTTGTCTAGAAAAGTTCAATTCGACCTGGACCTACGTGAGACATTCCCAAACCTTGTGACAAAGAACGGGATTGATTCTGAGGCACAGGACCTTGTAGCTGACTTAATACGAGAGGAAATCTTGTCTTATGTCGCCGAAGGTAATAGCCCAGTTTCAGGTTATGGAAAGTTCCCGGCTCTTTCAAAGGACTATCGGGAGTTCAAGAAAGATGCCGGGAATCCAGGCGAACCTAACCTAGAGTTGAATGGGGATATGCTAGACGCTCTTGAGGTCTACCCAATTAAAGACGGTGTTATACGAGTTGAGATAGCGGGCGATCAATCCGACAAAGCCGATGGACACAATAACCATTCAGGCGATAGCACCTTACCATTAAGACGATTCATCCCAACAAAAGACGA